TGCAGCCGTATCAAGATCAACATATGCAGAATTATTTGCTGTAGTTTCTACAACTTATGGAGGCGGTGATGGATCAACAACTTTTAACGTTCCTCAATTACAAGGTAAAATGCCACAAGGTTTTGATGGTAATACATATAATTTAGCAGGTACTGGTGGTGCAAATAGCGTTACAGTAGCTGTTACTAATAACCAAGCTGCAACTAACGCTTCAAACCAAGCTGTTACTGTAACAGGAAGTATTTCTAATACATCTTTAACAACTGCTCAAATAGCATCACACAATCATACACCTAACAACAATCAAAGTAAATATGAACAACAAGCTCCAACAGGTGCTATTTTTGGATTAAAATTTACAGAAGTAAATCCAGGTCTTATAGATCTTTCATTAAACAATGCAGGTTCAGGAACTGGTCATAATCACGCTCATACTTTATCTGGAACTTTAACAGGAAGTGTTACTACAAGTTTAACTGGTTCTGTTACAGCGGCAGGAACAAATTCATTCTCACCTTTTGTGGTGGTTAACTATATTATAAAACATTAGGAGATATATATGGCAACACAAATATTAATTTCAAATAATGACTATATTAAAGTAGATGACTCTTTTCATATTGAATGGGCTGATAAAGGTAAAAACTGGGTAAGTGGTTGGTGTCCTAGTACAATACACGCAGTGGTTTGGAATAATTTAATAGGGCAAAATGAAATTCAAAATAAAGATGCTTCGACGGGAAATATGACTGGAAATAATACTTTAAATTCAACAAGTGATGCTGTCGGATCTACAACAATTGCTAATTTGCTTACATGGGCAGAAACAAGAAAAGGTCAAATTACAACAGCTATGGCTGATCTTGAAACTGCAATTGCTAATGATCTAGCAAACGACACTACGAATGCCACTGGTAAAACTTGGCGAGATTACGACTCTAATTATTCGTAAAAAATATTTCTTCTTTTGTTTTAGAAAACGGACCGTCTAAATCTACGTAATGTAAAAATACTTGATGATGCCAACATTCTTTTGGTTGCGTAAAAACAGGTCTCCAATGCTCTATTTCTATTCCTTTGTAAATAACACCGTCTCCTGAATTTATAACTATGGGTATATCTCCCATACATAGAGGCCATTTGTAATCTTTATTCTTATAAAAATATTTTAAAGTTATTGATGCACTTATTTCACATTGACTTCTGTCTATATGTTTTTTAAGTTCAGCTCCTCCGAGATAAACTCTATTGTATGAATATATAGGTTTTAATTTTAAATTTGTTTTTTTTTCCATAATAGGAAGTAAGTAATGAACTAAATGTTTATATATTTCTGAATCTTTTGAATGATGAGATGAAGAAAGAGGAACTTGGTCATCTCCTTGTGTAAAGTTTTTTAAACTCCATGAGCTTAAATACTCTACCATGTCGCTAGACAACATGTTTTTGACATATTTATATTTGTTAATTTTTAATGAATCCACGTTATTATTGCATGCCTATCACCATTTAAAACTGGTGTTATGGCGTGTGGAAAACAAAAATTACTAGGAAACATAATAATGCTTCCCTTCTTTTTTTCTATTAAATACTTTTCGTCAAAAAAAACAAAATCTCCTCCATCATAATTATCATTTAAAATTAATGAACAACTTAAAACTCTTGGATGTAAATCCATATGATCAACATGCATTTTGTATTCGCCCTCTTCAGCGCCTTTATATAATAAATGGTTGTATCCAGTGTCTTCAACTGAAACACCAAAATTACACCATTTAAAATCAGAACAATATTTATCTAAAGCAGAAGAAACTACATTAAAAATATCATCATCAAATTCTTTTGCTATGTGTTTTGTATAGCAATTTCTTATTTCTTTGTTTGTATCTTCATCTCCAACAGTAGCTGTTTTAAATTCTTTGTAATCTACCGTGTTTACAATCTTATCACAAAGATCATAATCTATGATATTGTCATATTTTTTTACAAATTGTTTTATTTCCATGATTTTTTATGCCAAAAAAATTGTTTATATCTATCTACCCATTTACTATTTAATAAATTTAAAGTTTTTGAATGTAGTTTTTCCTTGTAATAACCTGACCATTTTTTCCATGATTCTCTTTTAAAAGGAATTACTTGAACCATAGGATCACCTTTTTTAATTACAAATTGTTTTTCAAATTCATGTAAAATAAAAGGAAAATTTATAGCACTTATATATGTATCTGTATCTACTATACCTGATATTATATCAAATCTTTGTTCAATTCTATTCATAGGTTTAATAAACAAACAACTGTATCCAGGAGGAGTTTTAATAAGCCATTTGTTATGAAATTTTCCTGCTTGTTGTCCTCCTGATATTTCATTCCATTTTGGTGGTAAC